TGTTATGAGACAATTCGAAACATTAGCATCGGAAATGAATTTTGCTGCATGGTGTGCAATCCAAGGTAATAGATGCCTTTCCCTAGATACTATTGTGGAAACTGAAAATGGTAAAATAGAGATTGGTAATATAAAAATTGGTGATAAGATATTAACACATAAAGGATTTAAAAATGTTGATTTTGTATTTCCAATAGAAAAACAGGTTTCTTATAAAATAATAACAAAATCGGGTAAAGAGATTATCTGTTCAGCAAAACATCAATTTCCAACAAATAAGGGACTACATTCTATTAGTAGTGGCTTGTGCGCAGGTCAAAAGTTATTAACAAAGAAGAATTATTAAAAAAAGATTTATTTAAGGAGTTTAGGATAGAAGAATTAACAAATTCTCAAAAGAATAAATTAATTTAATATTAATAAATTTTAAAGGTAAGGGTAAAGGTAAGGGTATAGGTAATCGATATAAGAATATTTATAAGTTTATTAAGTATAATATTGATGGAAGTTGGTTAGACAGAATTAATATTATAATAAATGAATTAAAATCCGACACCGTTTCTGACTATGCCTTAGAAATAAGATATGGTAAGTAAAATATAAATGAAATAAAAAAGAAGTGATTGAAAAATATGTAAAATTTTTAAAACAAAAATAAATATGGAAAATCAGGAAAAATTAAATTTAGATGAATTTTTATTAGATGAAATAGAATCAATTGAAATAGTTGGTGATGTTGACACAATTGACATTTCAGTAGAAGACACACATATGTTTTATGCTAATGATATATACACTCATAATTCTTCTTTACAGACAGAAGTTGTCGACACTCATCAAATGGGTGGTTCCATTAGAAAAGCTCAAATTGGTCACTTTATTCTATCAATTGCTAGGTCTAAAGAACAAAAAGAAGTTGACAAAGCAACTTTAGCTATTCTAAAATCAAGATTTGGACGAGATGGTATTGTATTCCCAGATTCAATTTATAATAATAAAACATTAGAAATTGTTATTAAAGAAGCAGGTGTTACTAACTTAGAATTAGATAAGTCTACCACTATGGCTGACCAACAAAGAACAAATAATGATATAATGAAAGCATTTGCCGCAATCAGAGAGAAAAAAGCAGAAGGTTTAATTATAACTGAAGATAAATAATAAATTGAATTAATTAAAGTGAACTACCCATTGGCTAAAGACCAATGGGTTTCTTAAATTTCTTAAGAACTTTAGACGTTTCAATGCTTGTGCCAGCGTTAGCTGGTCTTAATTTGGCTCCGCGTCCGTTATCGGCAGTTCCTGCCGAATTTATTTTTAATCATTTAGTTTTAAAAAAGTGATGTTATAATATTTATAGTAAAGATATTTTATGGCAAGTAAATATATTGGTGTGACATTTCCTTTTAAACAAAGTGATAAAGGATTCTTATTAGACTTAACATCTACAGATAATGCAGCTATTAAGAGTGATTTAATGCACCTAATACTAACCAATAAAGGCGAAAGATTTTATAACCCAGAGTTCGGAACTAATTTATTAAAATTCATATTTGAACCAAATGACGAACTTACTTTAAATGGTATTAGAGAAGAAATTAAAAATACTGTTAAAAAATATCTACCTAAATTAACAATTAACGACATTTCAGTAACATCGCCATCAACAAACGAATATTTGGCGCAAGTTTCAATAGCCTTTACCGTTACTGACGATGTATTTACAACTAATGATATTGTGATAATTAATATTTAAACATGGCAAAAAAAATAAACTACGTGGATAGGGACTTCGTAAGTTGTAAGACAGATTTAATAAATTTTGTAAAACAATATTACCCCAACGTGATGAGCAATTTTAACGACTCGTCGATTGGCTCATTAATAATAGAAATTAACGCCGCAGTTTTAGACGTATTAAGTTTTCATACTGACAGAATGTTCCAAGAAACACAGATAGATTATGCTCAAGAAAGAAAATCTATTATGGCAATGGCTAGGACATTTGGGTTAAAGATACCAGGTAAACGACCATCTATAAGTGTGGTAGATTTTAGTGTTGTGTTACCAGTTAATGGTAGTTCATTTGATGTAACATATGCACCAGTAATAAGACAAGGTGCACAAGTAAGTGGAGGTGGTAAGATATTTGAAACAACGGATGACATTGATTTTTCATCACCATTTACAATAGGTGGTTTACCAAATAGAATTATCATACCAAATATAGATAATAATGGGAATATACAGAATTATACGATAACTAAAAGAGAAATCGTCATTAATGGTATTACAAAGATATTTAAACGAACGTTAAATGAAGCTGATGTAAGACCATTTTTTGAATTAATATTACCAGATAATGATGTATTATCAATAGAATCTATCATTACCTTAGAAGGGACTAATTATGTAGCAAATCCGACATTGGACCAGTTTTTAGACATTAATTATAAATGGTTTGAGGTTGATGCGTTGGCAGAAGACAAAGTTTTTATAGTAGACACTACAAGTTCAACTGATAATGCAGGTATAAAGCCTGGTAAATTCTTAAAAATAGACAAACGGTTTATTCGAGAATATACAGATTTAGGTTTTACTAAACTAACATTTGGTGGTGGTAGTCAAGATATTTCTTCATTAGCAAATTTTAATGTAAACCCAAGTTTAATAGAAAGAGTTGGTGACTTCATTAATAATCTATCATTAGGTATAACACCTACCGCAAATCAGACGTTGTTTGTACAATATAGAACTGGAGGTGGTTCAACAACTAACTTAGGTACTAATATTATTAAAACTATTAATATTGCGGATGTAATTATTAATGGTTCGGACGCAGTAACAAACGCATCTGTTAAACGCTCATTATCCGTTAATAATCCAATTCCAGCTTTAGGTGGTAGAGATGAGCCTTCAGTAGATGAAATTAGAAATTTAGTTAAATATAATTTCTCAGCTCAAAATAGAGCCGTAACTATTAATGATTACCAAAGTAGAGTTTCTTTAATGCCTGGTTCATTTGGTGTACCATTTAGATGTGGAGTATTTGAAGAACAGAATAAGATAAAAATCTCAATTTTAGGGTTAGATGCAAACGCAAATCTAACTAACTCATCAACAAATACTCTAAGAAATAACATATCAGAGTATTTATCTGATTTTAGAATGTTAAATGATTATGTTGAGGTAGATAATGGTAGAATTGTTAATATTGGTTTTGAAGTGGATTTATTCATTCAAAAAGACTACCCACAGTCTCAAATAACGACTCAAGTTATTAATGATATAGCTAATTACATTGATAAAAATAATTTCCAAATGGGCGAAAATATTTATTTAGGTCAGTTATATGAAATCATTAATAATGTCGCTGGAGTTTTAAATGTGATTGAAATAAGAGTTTATAATAAAGTTGGTGGTGGTCAATATTCTTTAAATGAAATTGCACAGCCATACATTGACCAAGCAACCAGACAAATAGATTTATTAGGTCAGTTTACATTATTCGGTTCTCCAGACACGATGTTCGAATGTAAAAATACAGCGAAGGATATTTTGGTAAGGGTTAAGAGTTAAGGTTGACTTTATATAAGTTTTTAATATATTTTAAATATGGGATGTAATTGTAAGGGAGATAAAAGTAAATTAATGGATATTACCCAAAAACCCAAAGGCTTTTTAGGTAGTAAATTCGTTTTATTTATTTCAATAATATTATTTATACCAATAATAATACCCTTTATAATATTTATTGGTATTAGACAACGAATAATTGGTAAGGGATTCGATATCACAAACTTCATAAATAAAATTATTAAACCTTCAGTTAAAAAGACTGAAGAGAAAGAGGAAATAGATAATCCAGAAGATTACGAATTAGTAGGAATTTAAATGTCAGAGAATAAATCTATAAGAATACGAACCACCGTTGGTAAAGATAATTATGTTAAAATCCCGATTAATCAGGATTTCAATGAAATTGAAATATTATCATTAAAAATATCTCAGGATAAAGCCTACACTAATTTCTCATCTGATTACGGTGTGTTATGTGGTAGAGTACAAATTAATAGTGGTATTGGTGTGCCAAATTGTAAAGTTTCGATATTCATCCCAATTACTGAAGAAGATAAATCGAATAGTACAATAAGTTCTATATATCCATATGAAAATATCTTTCAAGATAAAAATCATAATGGAAGAAGATATAATTTATTACCAGAAGAGAGTCAAGGCGAATGTCATAATCCAGTAGGAGACTATCCATCTAAAAGAAAGATGTTAGACAATGATGTTTTGATGGAAATTTATGATAAATATTATAAATTTACAAGCGTAACCAACCACGCAGGGGATTATATGATATTTGGCATACCAGTTAGTAATCACATAGTTCATATGGATTGTGATATTAGTGATATTGGATTTTTATCACAAAAACCTTATGATTTAATTAGAAATGGCGCAAATATTAAAACATTTGAAAGTAGTGCTAAATTTAAATCAAGTACTAATTTAGATAGTCTACCACAAGTTAAATCATTAAATAAGGGGGTTAATATATTACCATTTTGGTCTGGAGTTGATAGTTCAGATATGGGTATTAGTAGATTAGATTTTGAAATACCATATACGATAGAAACCAATTCAATCTTTATTGGTTCATTATTTACTGATGACGATGCAAATTCACTGAGTAGAGAATGTCGCCCTAGGAATAATATGGGTGATATGACCAAAACAATTACCACTGAAGGAACAATTGAGATGATTAGAGAAACATCTAGTGGTCAGATAGAGAGATTTGATGTAGAAGGCGGTAGAGTTATAGATGCGGATGGTACTTGGGCTTATCAAATCCCAATGAATTTAGATTACGTAGTGACAGATGAATTTGGTAATTTAGTATCATCAGAAGACCCAACGAAGGGATTAGCTACAAGAGCAAAAGTTAGGTTTAGAATTTCCGCAGACCAAACTGGTGGAGAAGCCAGTTTAAGAACAAGAGCATCTTATTTAGTACCTAATAATCCAGTTAGTGGAGAAGGAAATTATTTATTTGATAATACATTAAATTTAAATACTAACGGTACTTGGGCAAATTTAAGATGGAATAAATTATATACCGTAAGACAATTTATTCCTAGATTTCAACGAGGTGCTTGGGGAGTAGGTGCTCATCATATCGGAATTAAAAAAGTGGATAGTGGTACTAATCTATCATTTCCATATAATAGAATTGATACTGATATCAATCCATTATATGCATTTCTATATTTAATA